TGTGGTGTTGAAATAGACGGCTTTTTCCTTTGTGATGATTGTGAAGAAGAACTTTATGAAGAAACCGACTACGAAGAATAATAAAAAAAGCTTGACTTTTACAAAAAGATTTAGTATATTATAGTATGATTGATAACGATATAAAAGGAAATGAAATGGAAAATGAATTTACAACTGATGCCGTGTTAGGTATTATGCCAAGGAATTATGAAGATACTTTGGTAACAAGAGAAATCCCAAATAATTATGGGTATTATAATGAAGCTGGTGAGTATGTGGAAAATGGAACATTTACCATTACTCATTATCAATATGCTCATAATCCTATGGATTTATATAGAGCTAATGAAAATCAACCGGCTATTAGGTTGGACGATTATCAAGCTGATTATTTTGAACAAGCTCATTACAAGGGTATTCCTATGTGTTTTAGGTTTAACCCAACTATCAGAACTCTAATGAGAACTGGTAATTATAGAATTAGGTATCGTGGTGGTTCTAAGCCACAATATGGCTATGTTAGAAGTCAATACAATACATTAGCCGAATACGCTGATACCTTTGCGATTTATCCTAAGTAGGTGTTAATATCGTAATCGTAAGAACCTACTGATTTCCTTATCAAACAAAAAACCCCCGAGAGTATCGGGGGTTTTTCTTAATCAATATTCCTATTATTCAGGGAATGCTGCGCCTGTTGGTTGAACTACAAAGTCCAATACAATAAATTCAGCTGTTCTTGTTGGTTGAATAAATATCTGACCAACTAATTGATTTCTATCAACAACATCTGGTGTGTTGTTTGAATCGTCCATAACTACTCTGAAAGCAGTTAGACCTGAATTTGCTTGAACTTCTTCAAGAAATGGATTCACAATATTTAGGAATCTGTTTCTTAGAGCTGTTGTGTTTTGTTCAAATACCAAGAATCTTGAAGTTGATGCGATAAACTTTCTTAAGTTAATCAACAATCTTCTTACATTGATTCTGTCTAATGCACTTGGTTTACCTTGAAGTGTCTTCTGTCCAAACACGACTACGCCTTGACCTGGGAAAGTTGCGATAGGATTAATACGATTTTCGTATAAATCATCTCTTTCTAAGTTGGTTAGTCTTGATTGTGCTTCTAACACATCTGTTAAACCACCACGATTTAGACCTGCTGGTGCGAACCACTCTTGTCCAATTCTATCATTGTTTGCGTAAACACCTGGTAGAACTACTGAAGGTGGAACCCAAGTAGGTTTGTTTTTGTTCTCATCAAGAATCTTAACCCAAGGATAATATGTAGCTACATAATTACTATCTAATGTTTTCACATCATCAATAGCTCCTTGAATTGTTCTTCCGTATCTTGAACCATCTAAGATGAAGAATGCGTCTGCTCTATCTTCAATCTTATCAATTGCGTGGTTTGTTACACTTGGGTGATACTCGTGTATCACACCTGGCAATGCTAATAAGTTAATATCGTATTCATCTGGATTAGAAACTGCATTTATCGCTCTTTTGTATGCTACTGAACCACTTGCACTTGCACTTGATAAGTCAAATCCTTGTGTGTTGTTTGCTGCGATATTTGTTCCTTTTTTATTTTCCTTAGCTGGATTTGTTCCGTCAAAACCGCCTTGGAAAGGAACTACAAATTTCAATTGTCTGTGGTCTGAACCACTTAATGACAATAGATTATTTCCTGCTGAGTATTTTGTTCCTAATGTTGATGCGTCATCATTACCAAATGAATTTTCTAAACTCATTGTAACATTGTTACCAGTCGCTGTGCCTGTTGGTAGTGGTGCTAAATATTGTTGATTATCAACACTTGCGAAATCAAAACCATAATATACATTTTGGTCATAAGTTCCACGACTATTTTTCTGTCCATTACCACTTATTTGTCCAACATATGAAGCACTTGGCATAGATGCGTCTGAGTGTGAACCACTATATGAAGCACTCGCTGTTGCGATAAGATTTGGTTGTGATAACTTTTCAAATCCCATTGGAACTAACTCTTCTGAAATACCTGTTAAATTACCAAAATCACTAATGTAAACATAAGATGATTGATTTGGATAATCTCCATTTGTGGTTAATTTTCCGTCTGAATCTATTGTGATAAATCTATCACCAACTCTTCTTGGTAAATAGTTATCTGAATCCTCATCAAAATTCAAATTAGAAAAATTTTCTAAAATTGTTCCGTCATCATTTTGACCTGGATTATTTACAATAACTTGTAAATCAAATGAACCAAAATCACTACCGGCTACATCAACTGCTCTTTTAACATTTGATATACCGACTTTGTATTTTGAATTCATATTAGTTCCGTGTGA